GGTTTAGATAAAATTAAAAAATTAAAACTAGATCAATATTCCGGTCTATATAATCCTAGAGATAAAAGATGTTGTCCTGGTAATCCTTCGATTCACTCTTGGGGAATTGCCATAGATTTTTATGCCGCCGAAAACGGATTAAATACCCCAACAGGAAAAGCCCTATTCTCTAAACCAGAATATAAACAATTTATTGATATTTGGTATAAGTATGGATGGAAAAGTTTTGGTAGAGAATTAGGAAAAGATTGGATGCACTTTCAAATAAACGATGCACCTTTTTAATATGAGAATACCATCAAACATAATAGAAACAAAATATACCTCTGGTAATGAATTCGTATTTGATTATAATTACAAATATTATCAAGGATACTATTATGAATTTAATGGAAAATACTTTGCAGGAAAAACATTTAATACTAATGCTCCAAAACTAGTTAAAGCAAACAGTACAGATATAAATCCTCTACTAACAGATCCAAAAACATTTATTTATGGATCTTTAAGTAAAGTAAAATTAAATAATAGTATTCCTACTTCTATTATTAATAAAAGTAATATTAATGGAGGCATAAGATATTTTTCTAAAAAAATTAATTCTAACCCCATATTAATAAGAGAAATTGATAAAAATACTTTTGATAAGTTTCAAAATAATCCTTATTATCAAGTAATTAGTATTGAGTTTCCTGAAGGAGGTTATTTTGGAAATCAAAAAAGTCTAGACGATGCTGAGAAACAAATGCCCGGCATAAAGTCTTTTATTATAAGTGAACCCCCTCCAGATTAAATTTGTAAGTCAAAGATTTTATCTTATATTTAATTCAAAGGTTATGAAATATGTTTTACGTTATAGAGAAACCCTCTCAACTTCCATCTAAATTTGGAGATTGCTTTATTAGGTTTATTCCTAAAAACGACAACTTCCATCCTACACTTACTGATTTAAGCCTTATCTACATCAGACCACTTGATGATAAGAAAGGATACATACTGTGCCTAGATCATACTGAATCATTTAGTCTGGATAAAGATGAATTATTTGGTTGGTTAGTAAACAACACTGATAGAATATGGGTGATAGATAAAAAGGAAGCAATGCATTGGTTTCCTTACCCCAATAAATTATTTGATGCCCATTTAATTGAATTTGTTAATTTAACAGAAGCACTAGGTAATAATTGTATTGATTATTATTATAGACACCACATTAATCTATCTAATATTAATTGTCTAATTCCAATTAGCAAACATTATGAGGAATGTGAAAAAATATTTGCTGCTACATTACCCACAATACAAAAATACACCCTAACTAACACAGCATTTCAATTCCAGAACTTCAGAACAACTGAAATATTTTATCAAATTGAAAAACAAGGCATTAAAGTAGATAAAGAATGCTATATAAACCACTATCAAAATAAAATACAATATCCCGAATTTAACTTATCTAAGAGCAGATTATACACTCAATATAATTTATACAATACAACTACGCGCCCTTCTAACACCTGTAATAGTATCAACTTTGCTGCATTAAATAAAGATAATGGTGAACGTGAATGTTATAGACCAATAAATGATAAATTTGTTGAAATCGATTTTCAGGGTTATCATCCACGTTTGATAGGTGAAATGGTTAAATTTGAATTTCCTAAAGATAGAAACACATATGATTATTTAGGTGAATTACTCGGCGTATCACAACAAGAAGCTAAAGAATTAACATTTAAACAGTTATATGGTGGTGTGTGGAGCGAATATCAAGATAAGCCATTCTTTAAAGAAGTAGCCATGTATGTTGATGATCTGTGGGATACATTTCAATATGGTGGAGTCATTACTACTGAAAATAAAATATTTATACGTGACCAATTAGAGGATATAAACCCACAAAAATTATTTAATTATGTGGTCCAAAGCACGGAAACATTAACTAATGTTCAATTGCTCGAATTGGTATTAGATTATTTAAAAGATAAAAAAACCAAAATAGTATTGTATACCTATGATGCGTTTTTATTTGATTATAGTAAAGAAGATGGTGAAATTTTTACTACCATCAAAGAGCTGTTGCAATATCCGATAAGCATCAAGCAAGGCAAATCATACCATGGTTTAACTAAAATATAAATATTTATGACAGACAATATATTTTTCGATTTGAACAAGCTATTCTGCACATTTACTACACCTGACGAACTAGACACTGTGCTGTCGGACATAAACCGTCGATATACAATATTGTACAATAAAATATTTGTACTTGAGTCACCTCAAAGCAAAGAATTAATGTGCACATATAATATCGATATGGGTAATACTGCAGATACTCCATTGCCTAACACTATATTGTTGCATCGCAAAAAAGAATCAAATACATTATATACAATTAATGCCCTTAATGCATTGATTAGATCATTAAATAATGGTATGTTAGATACTAGATTTATTGTTAATTGGGCTGATTATAAAAATTGTATATTACTCAATACCGGTCCTGAATTACGCAAATTAGACACTTCTATTCATAAAATTATAGATTTAGGTAAATAATGGCAACATATACAGCAGCTCAAATGACCGGACAGGGCGTATTAGGCGAAAACTTATCTGGTACTAAAACATTTGCATTTACCAACTCAGGTGGTTCTGCTTACTTTACTTTAGAAACAGTTAGAGAACCAAATGGCTTTTATACTGGTTCTACTCCTACTAATACTGTAGGAACATGGGTTGTATCATCATCAATGGGTTTTGTTTCGTCCTCGTATATTGCCTCGGTTGTTGTTCCTCCTGGCTCATCTGCACTTACATTTGCTCCTGCTTCAGCAGTAACAGGCACAACATATTATTTAAGAGGAACAGGAAATTTTAGTTTGACTATCTCTTAGTTTGGTGGTCTAAATAAGGGTTCTTATATTTAATTCTAAATAAAACAGTTATGGATTTAAACCTCGTAAAGCAGAAGTTAGCCGCTGCTCAAAATAAAGGGCAACAACGTGAAAAAATCGATTACACAAAAATTTTCTGGAAACCAAAGCCCGGCAAACACCAAATTCGCATTTTGCCTTCTAAGTTTGATAAGGCATGGCCAATTCGCGAAGTACAATTCCATTATGGATTCGCTAAAGGACCAATTTTGTCTTTGACTAACTGGGAAGAAGCAGATCCGATTGTTGATTTTGCAAAGCAACTTCGTAAATCATCTGATAAAGAAGATTGGCAATTGGCAAACAAAATTAGCCCTAAATCTCGTTTCTTTGCTGCTGTAATTGTACGTGGTGAAGAGCATATGGGTGCTCGTTTGTGGGAATTTGGTAAATTGACACACGATCAACTTCTCGGTATCGCTGCTGATGATGATTATGGTGACTTTACAGACATCACTGACGGTCGTGACTTTACAGTTGAAGCAACTGAAGATATAGTTGCTGGTAGAAAAGGTATTAAATGTGCTCTTCGTCCTAAAGTAAAATCAACTTCCATCTCTGAAGATGCTGCGTTGGTAGAAAAGGTACTTGATGAACAACCTGACATTTTGTCTATTAATCGTAAGTATACTTATGATGCACTTAAAGACATTTTGGCTAAATGGTTGAATCCTGAAGAAGAAGCAGCTGCAACCGAAACTCCAATCGCATCTAAGGATGAAGAGGATGATTTTATTGCTGAAATTAACAAACCAGTTACTCCGGCTTATGCTTTGGAAAACAATACTGGTAAAACAAGCAATGCAGACAAATTTAATGACCTTTTTAACGACTAATAATGGCTAAAAGTAAAGACAGTTTAACATCAGTAGTATCGGAATCACTTAAAAAGTCATTCGATATAGATGCCTTCAAGAAATCTAAATTCTTAGATCAATCGGTTAAATTTAAACCGCAAAGATGGATTCCACTGTCTAAAGCTTTTCAAGATGTATTGTCTATTCCTGGTATTCCGATGGGCCACATAACTTTATTACGTGGTCACTCGGATACAGGTAAAACAACAGCAATGCTTGAAGCAGCAGTAGCAGCACAAAAAATGGGTGTATTGCCTGTTTTCATTGTTACTGAGATGAAGTGGAATTGGGAGCATGCCGTACAAATGGGCTTTGAAATTCAACCGGTAGCTGATCCTGAAACAGGTGAAATTATCGATTATAAAGGTTTCTTTATTTATGTTGATAGAGGATCACTAAATACAATTGAAGACGTAGCAGCATTTATGGCTGATCTACTTAACGAACAAGCAAAAGGTAAATTACCATTTGACCTGTGTTTTCTTTGGGATTCAGTAGGTTCAGTACCTTGTCGTTTGTCTGTTGAATCACAAAAGAACAACAACGAATGGAATGCTGGAGCAATGTCTCAACAGTTTGGTAACTTTATCAATCAGAAAATTATATTGTCACGTAAAGAAAATCAACCATACACAAATACATTTGTGGCAGTTAATAAGGTATGGGTTGCAAAACCATCAGTACCAATGGAAATGCCTAAGTTGAAAAATAAAGGTGGTGATACTATGTTCTTTGATTCCTCACTCGTAGTAACATTTGGTAATGTAACTAATAGTGGTACAAGTAAAATCAAAGCAACCAAAAACGGTAAAGACGTTGAGTTCGCTAAGCGTACTAAAATTTCAGTAGATAAAAATCATATTACGGGTGTACAAACCAAAGGTACCACTGTAATGACAGTTCATGGATTTATCGAAGACGATAAAAAAGCAATTGATATTTACAAGAAAGAACATTCAAGCGAATGGCTCCAGATTCTTGGATCATCTGATTTTGATGTTGTTGAAGAAGATGAAATGACTGAAAACGTAAAAGATATAAGTGGTTTAATAGATGTCGAAGAGTAAATACACAGATTTACTCGTCAACATCCAACCAGATATTCGCAAAGAACTTAGTTCAATCTTAATCATAGATGGGTTAAATGCCTTCTTAAGGAATTTTACCATGATTAACCATATAAATCCGGATGGCCACCACATTGGTGGTCTTACCGGGTTTTTAAAGTCAATTGGTTATGCAATTCGAATGGTAGATCCAACTAAAGTAGTTGTAGTATTTGATGGTGTTGGTGGGTCAAACGCAAGACGAAATTTATTTCCTGGTTATAAAGCTAATCGTAATGTTAATCGCATTACTAATTACTCTATATTTCAATCTAAAATTGAAGAACAAGAAAGTATAAATAATCAAATGGAACGTTTGATTCAATACTTAAAATGTATTCCTGTTTCAGTTATAAGTGTAGATGGATTAGAAGCAGATGATATTATAGGTTATTTAGCTAATAAATTCGAAGCACATGAGGAAACTCAAAAGGTAACTATCATGTCTGCTGATAAAGACTTCCTACAATTAGTATCTGATAAGGTAGAAGTATATTCTCCAACTAAAAAGAAAATATACAAACCAAAAGATGTATTTGAAGAATTTAATGTTACAAGCACTAATTTCCTCAATTATAAAATACTAATGGGTGATTCATCTGATAATATACCTGGGGTAAGTGGATTAGGTCCTAAAAAACTAATTAAACTATTCCCAGAATTAACAGGCAATAATAAAGTTACTTTAGAAAGTATCATAGAAAAATCAGCTGAATTAATAAATGAAAACAAATTATATCTTTCAGTTGTAGAGAGAAGACAACAATTATTTGTTAATCAACAACTGATGTCTTTGAATGGAGAATTTCTATCACCAGAGAATAAACAATTAGTTAAAAAAGCATTTACCGATTCTTATGAATTAAATATGCCGATATTCTTACAGTTATATTCAAATGATAAATTAGGAGAAAGTATTCCTAATGTGCAATCATGGTTAACTCAACTGTTTGGTTATCTAAATTCTTTTAAATAAATTTAGGTTATGACAACATTAAATAAATTGAACCAATATGGTCCTGTCTTTCAAGTAAAAGTATTAGGAGCTCTACTAACACAAAGACAGTTCCTTATTAATATTATAGATTCTCTCGATTCAGATTATTTTGAATCATCTGCTCATAAATGGACTGTAGAATATATCCAAAAATACTTCTCAGAATATCATACTACACCTACAATAGAAACAATGTCTATTGAGGCGAAGAAAATTGATAATGAAGTATTAAGAATATCAGTTGTAGAATCACTTAAAGAAGCATATAGATTATCTGATCAAAGTGATTTGGAATGGGTTGAAGCTGAATTTAGTTCATTCTGTAGAAACCAACAAGTAAAAACCGCTATCCTAAATTCAGTTCAGTTACTTGAAATGAATGATTTCGATAGTATTCTTCAATTGATTAGTAAAGCAGTACGAGCAGGTGAAGATAAAACAATCGGTTTGGATTATAATATCGATATTGAAACTAGATACCGTGAAGATGATCGTGGGTGTATTCCATTCCCTTGGCCTACATTTAATGAATTAACACAAGGTGGATATGGCAAAGGTGATCTAGTATTAATGTTTGGTAATCCTGGTGGTGGTAAATCCTGGGCTATTACAGCAATGGGTGCTTATGCTGCTGCTTTAGGGTATAACGTAGTACATTATTCACTTGAATTAGGTGAAGGATATGTTGGTAAAAGATACGATGCTGTTTTTTCCGGTATTGAAGTAGATAAACTTCATTTACATAGAGCAGAAGTAGATGAAATTGTTAAAAAAGTAAAAGGTAAGGTTATTATTAAAGAATACCCACCCAAAAGAGCATCATTTGAAACAATAGAATCCCACCTCCAGCAACTAGAACACCAAAATGATTTTAAACCAGACCTAATCATTATTGATTATCTTGATTATATGCGTACACGCTCAAGAAAAGATCGTAAAGAAGAAATTGATGATGTTTATGTTGCTGCTAAATCGTTTGCTAAAGAAAAAGGTATTCCGCTTGTGTCACCTTCACAAGCAAATAGAGGTGCTGCAAAATCAGATATTATTGAAGGCGATAATGCAGCTGGATCATATGAAAAAATAATGATTGGGGATATAATTATATCCTTAGCCCGTAAACGTAAAGATAAAATTGATGGTACAGGACGTTTCCATATTATGAAAAACAGATATGGAGCTGATGGAATGACGTTTAGGACAAAAATCAATACATCAAACGGATTCATTGAAGTAGATGCTAATCCAATCGATGATGACGACATAGAAACAAGTATATCTAACAATAAACCGGTAAATGATTTCTCAAGTGTAGATGTAGAAGAAAGACAACTACTCCAAAAGAAATTTTTTAAACTTGAAAGTTAATTGAAGTATATACTATATTTATAACTACACAATCAGAAAATTATGGTAAAGGTTAAAAGGTTCACCGCCGTATGGTGTAACCCATGTAGACAGCTTGCTCCGGCATTTAATGAATTAGCAAATGAATTTCCCAATGTTTCTTTTGAAACTATTGATGTAGATACATCTCCTGACCCTGTTCAGGAATATATGATTACTTCTGTTCCAACTGTTATAGTTGAACACGATGGCAAAGCAGTACAACGTTATGTGGGTCTTAACCCCAAAACTACTTATAGCAATTTTATTAAATCACTTATTTAAAAAACCGAATTAGAAATGGATGTAACGCAAAGTATACTTAGCGAGATCACTACTTACATGAAATACGCTAAGTTTAGACCTGAATTTAACAGGAGAGAAACATGGAATGAATTAGTTACGCGTAATAAAGAAATGCATCAAACTAAATTCCCTCAATTAAAAAATGAAATCGAAGAAGCATACAAACTCGTGTACGATAAAAAAGTACTTCCGTCAATGCGCAGCTTGCAATTTGCAGGTAAGCCCATTGAACTTAATAATGCTCGTATATTTAATTGCTCTTTTCTTCCTCTTGATGACTGGCGTTC